AAAAATTCTATTTTATTTTCTGCATATTCTGATATTAATTTCATATTAACCTCTTGGGTATGCTATTTTAGTAAAATGCGTTGTTGTAGTGGCTGCGTGTATTTCATCGCCTGCAGCTTTATGTAATACAAAAGCTTGGTTTTCGTGTACTTGCATTGTAGCGGCAGTTGTAACATTAGTAATTAAATCATCTGCAGTTGCACAAACGTAAACTGTTTGGGCATTACTTACAGTGGTTTTATTGGAGTTACCGTTTGCAGTAACTTTTGCAGCTAAAGGTCTTATTTCCATTACTTCATTCCTTTGTATTGTTTCATAAATTCCAATGCAGATTTCTCAGCTTCACGCTGAGAATTATAAGCATCTAATCTATCGCCATCAATATAAACAACAAATTTATTTTTTTCATTATTAATTTTAACAGGTATACGATTAATCTTTTTATCAAAGACTACTTTGCCTATAGGCTTTCTTCCTGTTAATTCTCTTAATTGTAAAAAAGTTTTCATGTTAATTATATTTATACGTTTTTAGTTTTAGACCGAATTTTCATCTTCTGATTCTTCTTCATCGTCATCTTCTTCTGATTCTTCTACATCATTTTCAAGCTCTTCAAGCTCTTCCGTATCAATCTCTAAATCTTCTTCTTCTTCCTCTTCAGCTCCATTATAAACTTGATCAGCCATCTTAATTTTTTCTTGATCTAATAGGTCAGACATTTTAATAGTCATGACTTCACCAAATGTTTTATTAGCGTTATTATAATCTTTGTCCAAAGCAGCTTTTATTAAATCTTGAATATGATTTCTATTATCATCTAATTCTGCGTTTTCAACGTTTTCGACATTATCCATTATATTTCTCCTTGGTCATTGTCTGGTTCTTGCGCCTGCATGGCAGCAATTTCTTTATCCATATTCTCAATAGTATCATCATCCATTAGAAGAATATTCTTTTGTACCCATTGTTTAGAAAAATATTCTCCAACATATTGAGATACCTGATCTAAACTTTGTATTTTCTCTCTTAATAGCTCCGCTTCTTTTAATTCAGTAAAGTGATTGTCTCTAGAATAATCAATAGTTAACTTATTTTTCCAAGTGTTCCAATCATCTTCAGTAATAATATTCTTTATTATTAATTGTTTCTTTAAAATATCATAGAACATATTTGCAAATCTATTTCTTAATCTGTCTATAAATTTTTGAAACTTAAGTTCGTCTCTACTTATTTCGGTAGCTCTACCTAATGAAAACTGCTGTTCTTGTTCTAGTCTGTTCATTGGAACATTAAGTGCTCTATATAATCTTTTTTGAAAATATATAATATCTTCAATTTGTCCTAAGTTTTCTCCACCAGGCAAAGTTGATATCTCTGTGCCTCTTCCACCTTCTCTCCTAGGTAACCAAAAATCTTCGAGCATTGACATGTGTTTACGATCATCACGTATTTCACCAGTTTTTGCATCATACACTAATTTGTTACGATACTTAGACATTATATCTTTCATATATTGTTCGGCTTTACCACGAGGCAAATTACCTACATCAATATAAAACATTCTTCTTTCAGGAGCTCGAGCTAATCTATAAATTACTAATGAGTCTTCCATCATTCTTAATTGCGTTATAGGCTTAAGCGCCTTATGCAAAAATGAAACTACTTTTTTACGTGTTTCGTCTAACAATCCAGAAGTAATATAACTTACTGAATCAAGTGTCATCTTTACGCCTGCATTCTGAGAACCAGGTTTTTCTTGGAAAATATAAAACTCATCTACTTTTTCTATAAGTTTTGCACCAGTAAGAGGATCTTTTTTGCTTTTAACCTGCTTTACTTTTCTCATCTTTGCAGCATCCATGTATCTTATTTCTTGAATGCCTGCAGCCAAATTAGATTCATCAACTACTAAGTGATGATATAATCTTCCGTCAATGTACCATCTTCTAAAGATATCGTGACCGAGCTCTTTAAAATTTAACATATTATATATGTGTTCAAATTCTTCAGTGATTTGCTTTTTAATAGATGAGCTTACTGGTATACTATCTAAATTAATTGAAACAGCTGGAGTCACCCCATTTGCTGTAATAGATTCGCTTATAATGTCCTCAATCGCTGCATCAGTTTCTGGATGCATAGCACTACCTCTATATTTCAATATAAGTTGTGCATTATCTTTTGAATCATCTCCGTCCATATTAATGTAATGACCATAATGCGCTCCAGCGGATGTTGCTGTAACGTATCCAGAGCCATCATCGTCTCTTGGCGGAACAGGTGAAGCAAGAGTCTTTTTATCTTTAGCTCTTGTTATCTCAAAACCGAATAATTTAATTGTATTTTCTGCCATTTAGAATTCCTTTATAGTAAGGAGAGCAAAGACTGCTCTCCTACTATTTATATCTTAACTTGTAGTGTCAGTGTCGTAATACTGGTATGCAAAAGTTACAGTGAATCTTTCGATTTCATCGTTACTTGCATAACTTAACTCAATAGGAGACATGTCTTGAGGATATGATCCTCTAAACGTATACTTTTTTAAAGTATCGCCTGATCTATCAAGTTGTTCGACAAAAAGATCTGCCTCATATGCAACAGGAGTTGTAAGACCAGTATTTGCAGAGTGTGCATTCATACCGTTCATCCATCTTTCCATTGCATTTTTAATAGCAAAGTCTGTGTCGTTTATTATTGTTACTGTCCAAACATCAAATGTTCTATCACCAGCCATTTTCAATTGTCTACCACGAAATGGTACAACTATTTGGCCAAGTGTTGATCCTGGTAACTGAGCTGTTTCACATAAGAATGAAGTCAATTCAGCATCACCATTTGCATATCCTGGAAAGTTTATTGTAGCCTTGAAGAGGTTAGGACGTGCCCCACCGCCTCTTAGCTTTGATTTAAAATCATCTACGCCTAATACTGCCATTTTCTACCTCCTAAACTGTGCCAACGACTTCTTCAAAGTCGACACCAGTTCTTACTGCTACAAAGTTAAGTGTAACAAAGTTAATGGATCTGGCCGGCTTAATGAAGATACTTGCGATAAACTCATTTCTGTCAATAACTGCAGGTGTATTATTTGTAGCATCTGCAACTACTCTGAAATCTGTAATACCGCGTCTACCTTTTACTTCGCGTAATACTGGCTCGACGATATTAACAAACTCAGCTCTTGTAAATTCATCGTTGAATTCAAAAAGTACTTGTTCTGCGGCTCTTCCAATTGCTCTTTCTAATACTAAGAACAATCTTCTAACATTGATTCTATCAAATGCTGAAGGCCTTGCAAGTTTTGTTTTATCACCAAATAGTATGACGCCTGCTCCTGGTATATTTGCAATTGGATTTACGCCAGCTTTATACAAAGTATCTCTTTGTGGTTTGGTAGGTGAAAATGCAATTGAAGTAATTCCAAGATATTGGCCTCTTCGTGAACCTGCTGGTGAAAACCACGGAGCTCTATTTAAATCAGTAGCAGCCATAATTCCAGCAGTCGATGAACTAGCTGGTATCTCTATGTATTGATCATTAAATTTATCATACACTTTAAGATAGTTTCCATCCATAATCAAGTATGAAGATTTAGTAAATGTATTTCCAGTAGCTACAATATTCGTAACTATGTCACTGGTGCTGTTTATATTAAGAACATCGCTCCTTGCTGGTGAAGCAACAACAACACAGTCTTTTCTTAATGATTGAGCAGTAGTTACTAAATCATTTATTACTGTAGTTTGATCTGTTCTAGAAGTCATACCAGGGCAAAATATAAAATCTATTTCAACTTGGTCTTTGTCTTCAAAGAGATCATAACCTGACAGAATGTCAGAAGTTGAAAATACATCAACATCAACACCGCCACCGAAATTATAATCGATGTCTGTATTAAGTACTCCAGTTGTTTTTACAAAATTATCGCCGCTGTCGATTGCAGAACCAGCTGCAGCTTTACTTCCTAATGTATTTGAAAAATCAGAATCAAAATCAATTTGCCAAACATACTTTGATGTGTTATTAATAATATCTTTTACATAATTAGTAGTTCCATCAGGGTTTTTTGCGTTATTACCTAAAGACAAAAATGAATATCTTTCTAATAATGTTCCTTGAGTACCAGTAATTTTACCACCTTTATCAATGATAGCTACGTGCACTTCATCGTTAAGAGCGTTTATTTTACTAGCAAAATTAGAAGTTCCTGGTGCATCATCAAATTCATTTTTATATGCCCAATTTTCAAAGGCTGAATCACCTACAGAATACGGGCAAATTGATACTTGTAAACTATTTCCAAGTGATCCTGGATATTTAGCTATAAAAGTATGTTTATCTGAATCTAATGCAGATAACTGAGAGTTAAAATTTGTTTCATTTTTTACAACTTCTGTTGGCAATCCAGCAGCTGTTGCCGCGGCTGTTTGGCCTGTAGTTGATACTGCGTTCTTAGCAACAGAATCAATTACTCTTACAGTTTGAAGTGAGTTAGAATACTTCAAAAAGAAATTAGCTCTATGAAATGAAAACGTTGTTGCGGAATCTGGTGCGCCAAAGACATCGACTAGCTGTTGTTCTGAGCTAAGTTTGACTCTTTGTTCGACTGGACCCCATAGTGAATTTATTACAGTTGCGCCTGTAGTTGACTGGACATTAGGCACGCCACCAGTCAGATCTATTTCTTTGACAACAACCGCAGGTGATTCGGAGGGTGTAGATAGTGCCATCTTATTTTCCTTTTTTTATGCGATTA